TAACTGAAGCCAGCACTGTTATTTATTACTCTAATAACTATGATTTGGAAAAAAGAATGCAATCAGAGGATAGAGCACATAGAATAGGTCAAAAGAATAAAGTTAATTACATTGACTTAGTAGCACCTAAAACAGTTGATGAAAAAATCATAAAAGCCTTAAGGAATAAAGTTAATATTGCAAAAGAGATTAGTGGAGAAGAACTTAGTGAGTGGATATAAACTAAAACATTTGGACTTGTTCAGCGGAATAGGTGGTTTTTCTCTTGGATTAGAGGCAACTGGAGGATTTGAAACAGTTGCTTTTTGTGACTATGACTCATACTGCCAAAAAATTTTACGAAAGCATTGGCCATGGGTCACGATATATGATGATATAAAGGAGCTAAATCATGAAAAACTTAATTCAAACGGACATACTAAAATCGACATCATCACAGGAGGATACCCTTGCCAACCTTTCTCCGTTGCAGGTCGTCAACAAGGTGAAAAAGATCCGAGACACGTCTGGCCAGAGTATTTTAGACTTATCAAAGAACTCAGACCAACTTGGGTTATTGGAGAAAACGTTAGTGGACATGTTAAACTCGGTCTCGACACCGTACTCGAGAACCTGGAGAGTGAAGGTTACTCCGCAAGGACGTTTAGTATTTCAGCTTCGAGCATCGGTGCCAACCATCAAAGGGAGAGAATCTGGATTGTGGCGAACTCCGGATGCTCATGGGGGTCGGGGTCCGAGTTCCAAAGAAAGAATGAAAATGAAATTAAAAAAGAAAATGCCAATCAGTTTGAACGATCAAGTGGCACATCCAAATTTAATGTGGCCGACTCCGACAGCCATCAGCAGACCCAACGAAGGCAATGTTCGAATGTTAAGGAAGAAAGTTATGTCGGGAGAACTTTCGAGGGAAGAGGCAGAACAAATGATAGGGAAAGATGTGTTCGAACAACAAGGCAAAGTTCAAAAAATAATATGGTCTACTCCGACAGCGAGAGATTGGAGAAGTGGGAAAGCATCGGAGAAAACTTTAGCCAAGAATACCAGACCCTTGTCGGAGCAGACTGGTGGTCAATTGAACCCGATGTGGGTAGAGTGGCTAATGGGGTACCCAAAAGGGTGGACAGACTTAAATCATTAGGAAATAGTTTGGTGCCCCATATTCCGTATTACATTGGAATGAGTATATTACAGAATACTTTGGAAGTATAAATCTACTTTTTTCATAAAGGCATCACTAGCCCTGTTAAAATTTTCACCATTCAATTCAAATCTTTGAAAAGTTAAATCACGAGAACACATTAACACAACACCTTGATCAATCTCAGTATTAAAAAGTTTGTTATGAGCCTGGGCGTATGCAGCTAGTTGCATGAGATAGTCCTGCACCCACTCTCTTTTCTTTGGTTTATTAGTTTGTTTAAAATCAATGATCGCAGGTCTCCCTTTATACAATCCTATCATGTCACTTGTGCCTGCATATTTACCAGGCATGTATAAATGAACCTCTGATCCCCATATCTCGTCTATATCTTTCATACCTTCATCTATAATTTTTTGTGCCATTTTTTCTGCTTGCACTCCTATTTCAGAAATATCTTTATACCCTTTGCCTTTGACATGTCTTTCTATATACAAATGTAAGGCAGTTCCTATTTGACTTGCTTCATTCATTATTTTATCAGCAGCTTGTTCTCCTACTTTTTGTCGCCATTGACGAATGCCACTTTTGTCTTTTGTTTTAGAAAGTATTGTGGTTACGGAAGGTAAACTTTCTCCTTCTGGTGTCAGGTAAGTTCTTGTTTTACCGTTTTGTTGTTGTAATTTTTTATATAAAAATTTTTCTACTATTTGCATTTTAAGATGCTAAACTTGCCATTGCATCAGACATGCGTTTTGCGCGATTAGGGGTCTGTTTTGCCCAACGCGAATCGAGCATCTCGGCCGCTGCAGTTTTATAATCTGGCATTCTATGATCCTTCAATGCTGACCACATGTTACGAAACTTGCTAACGCCTGTTTTTCCAAGTTGAAAAACCATCTCCACTAATATTTCTTTACAGTGATCATGAACCGTATATTCACCTAGTAATTCTTCTGCTCCTGATATAGCGTTTTCTAAATCTTTTTCTAATATCTCCATCAAGAATGATTCTTCGTATTCTTTATCATCTTCCCAAAAATCTTCAACGCAGAGGTGCCCGACCCCCACAGTTCTTTTTCCCAATGTGTCGAGGTAAACCTTGTTGCGGTAACCTTCATTATGACGTACAGACGCCAAAAGTCTTTCCATATTCATATTTAATTTCCTTTCGCTGACATATTGTTTAATGGATTATTTAAAGCTTTATCTATTTTAAGATCTAAATTTTCTTCTAACAATTTCATTTCTCCTAATAGTTCTCTAGCATCTTCTTTCTGTCTATCTTCTACATCATTAACTATTTCTGTTATGTGACGTATGTCACCTTCCATTTGACGTAGATCAGTTTTTAAATCGTCTTTCAACTCTTTTGCAGTTGATGCTACTAAATTTATCTCATCTAAAATTAAATTCAACTCATTTCGTAATGACACGACATCCTGGTCTATTAGGTCTATTCTCTTATCAAAACCAGAAAGATCCGGTTCGGTATACTCCAAAATTTTTTCCTTCATTGAAAGATAATCAGAGTAAAAATTAAAAACTGCCCACGCACCTGACCCTAGGGCACCTAATAATGTTATTATGGCAAAAACTTTTCCGCCGCTTACCTTCATTCCTGCATACTCAATACTGGGCATTTATCATATCCTCCATAGTTTGACCTTGAGCCATGTCAAATAGAATACCATACTGATCTTCTATTGTCTTGTTCAAATACTCATTAACATTTGTATCTACAATTGTAGACTGTGAATCAAAGAATGTTTTAGTATTACCAAGTATCTGCATGACAATCAATGTTTTCATTTGATTTGATTCATCATATCTTTCTTTATCATTAATCTTTTTAACTATTTTTGTGGCAGCTTTTTCTTTTGCAGATGGTTCTTTTACAGGTTTTTCGGGTTCTTCAGCTTCTTCCTGTTGTACTTCTTTTTGCTCTGAACTATCCTCTGGCTCCATAGAGGGCTCCTCAGTAACTTCGCCATCGGGTTCGGTTGTTTCTTCTGTTGGTTGTTCATCTGTTGTTTCTTCTAATTGTGCTACTTCTATTGGTTCTTCCATTTCCATCTCTAACTCCAGTTCCATTTCAGCTTCAATTTCAATGTTAGCAATTTCTGGTTCCGGTAAGTCTAGTTCAAAATCAATTTCAAACTCTTGTATTTCCAATTCTACACTTTCATAAGATACCTCTTCTGTTTGTGTTTCTATAGGAGTAAATTCAATATCACCCACATCATCTACTATAACATCATTAAATTCAAATACTTCTTCAACAAATTCTAACTCTGTAGGATCAAATAAATTTAAATAATATATTTCCTCTAAAGTTGTTATCTGTTGTGTAACAATAGTATTTATAACATTATAGAAAACATTAACAGTCACATCATCAAATAGGGGACCTATTGCAAGATTAATATCTCGTCCACCTACTTCAACAGTTATTCTATTTAAAACACCAGTGAAATCGAAAGATCCAGTGTATGATTGGTAACCTGATGCAATACCAGATTCAGACAAGATGTCAGTGCCTTGGAAGACTGTATTAGATCCATTACGTCCTGTAATGTGCATGTATATTCTATCTTGAGCATCTCGTTTTTCGACTTCAATTGAGTATCTAACCTCACCGCCTTTGTCTATTTGTAAATCAGATATATTAATATTATTAATTATAAAAGTTGTACCCATACCTGACACACCCATCGTTGATGTGCTATTGCCTGATCCTGTAATCTGTGCACATCTATCTGATCCTAATTCACCACAAGTATTGCCTGTTGGCATAGAAGCAGGACCTTGACCTCCCCAATCCACTTGCATCGAACCGTCATCACTAGACCCTACATATCCATTAGAACTATCTAAAATATTACCTGAGTCTTCATTAGTAACAGTTGTGGTGGTAGTGGTAGTTGTTGTTGTTGTGGTTGTAATTATCTCTGTGCCTTTGTCCTCTTCAGTTACAACAACATTTTCTTCTTCTGTGATAGTTACACCTGGAGTGCAAAGACCTGTAAAGTTTTTACCTGTTGCGTCAGGTAAACAGTCAGCCCTAGAATAAAAGGAGACCAGTAGTAATAAGGAAAAAAGTTTTAAATACAGCAAGATTTTGAGCATCATCAAACTCCTTTGGTTCTGGTTTATTTGCAGTAATATATTCTGTTTTATATTTACTGCCGTTAGGAATTTCATCTGGATTATCAGTCCAGTAATTAGCTGCTTCAGCACCTATGAAACCTTTAGCCGGGCACGGGGTCCCCGCATCTGTCATCGCGTCCCAGACTCTAGGATCTTGACAAAGTATAGAAACAGCTGCAACTTTCATGCCATAGGCATACATGGATCTAGATAATTTTAATTTTTGACACAGCTCATCATCAATTACTATACCACTTGCAAGTCCTACAATATTATTTTGTACACTAGCACCAACACCAACCTTACATATATCGCTGTTAGAGTTGATTATAGAAGGTGCGTTGGCCGTAGGTGGTGTAGAGTTGGTCACAACCGTGCTTGACACTGTATTAGTTTCAGCAAATACACTAGTAGTAAAACATAAAAATAAAAAAGTAATTAAATAAATATAT